AAACCATTTACCTAAGCCACCCTTAGCCATCTTAGCTACATACACACTCTGGGCTACATTTACGATTTCTAAATGCACTCCAAAGTCTTCTCAAATATCTTCTCATTACGATTTCCTTTTCTTCACTCTGTTATCTGCACCCTTCCACTTACCACCTTTGGACTTGTACCACTTAGCTGCCCAAGCATTTGCGTAAGCTGATGGATATACTTTAAACTTTTTCTTTGCTGCTGCCTTAGCTCTAGACCATAGTGCAGGGTTAGTAGGTATAGACTTAGCCATTTAATTCACCACTTCTTACATGACCAGTATCGTGCTGTCATCTTATCTTTAGCTGTATCACACTTATGTCTTGCACGAAAAGACTTTCTACGTTTAGGATTATTCTTTTTAATTTTCATGTTGGCATCGCCAAATCTTATTATCTTTTCTTTACCACCTTGACAAGCCTTGACAACAAACTTCTTACCACCAGACACCTGACGCTTAGGGCTGTTACATTTCATCTTTGATTTGTCTATTTTTTTAGAAGCCATACTATTTCCCAAAAAACTTAGTGGCTGACCTTACACCAAAACTTGCAGCTACGATAACTCCAAGTGTGTACTGATACCACTGAGGCATAGTCTCAAGTGCAGTAAAACCATTTGCTACTATCTCTCTACCCCAGTCACCTGTAAACACGAGCACAAGTGGTATCGAAAACAAAATAGTAAGCCACTCGTCTTTCCACGAAGACTGACTACCTTGAGCCATAATCTTTTCCCAGTCAGCTTCACTCGTAGCACGACTGACCATTATCTGAGCTTCCGCTTCTGCACGAGCTACCTTTGCTTTAGTCTCTGCAGCCTTTGTTTCAACTTTTCCATTTAACCATGTTCCTGCTAAACTAGCTATAGGTCCAATTAAACCTTGTATCATTTCTTATTCCCCATTGCAGTAAACCCAAAGTATGCACCAACTAGTGCTGATACTGATACAACGTAGATGTTAGCTATATCAGCTATTAACATTGCTGCTGTTTCCATACCAAGTAATGTACAGAGAAAGATACCCATAGGATACAGAACCATACCTGACAAAGCAAACCAAGTCATGTTGCGCTGGGCATCACGCTTTGCATCCTCGTCTTCCATCTTTCTACGTCTGTCTTCTAGGTAAATCTCTCGCTCTTCTGCGTCTAGTTTACCGTTCTTATCTAAGTCGTACTCTTCTACCATTATAAATCTACCCAACCCATAGCTACTAATAAACCTAATCCACCACCACAGACTAGAAGAAAGATAACTACAACTATAAAGGCTAGTTCAGCATTATCCTTCATGCGTTGAGCTTCTAGTCTTGCTTGTCTTTCTGCTTCTTTTCTTTCTGCAGCAACTTCCCTACGTAATTTAAGAAGTTCTTGGTAAGCACTATAACCCAAAGTGTTAACAATGAACTCTCTCAATTCTTCTTCAGCCTCTTTAGCTTGTTGACGTTTCATAAAAGTGTCAAGTGCTTCTTCGTTTGCACTACTAAAGGGGCTTTGCTTTTTCTTTTCGTGAGCTTTCTTTGCGTTATCCACACTGTCAAAGAAGCCACCTAACTCCCTTGACATGGATGCTATTGTCCTACCTGCTGAAATGCCACCCTTGACCAATGCCAATGCGCTGAGTGGATCAATCATAACTAGCCTCTAGGATCGAGCATATCTCTGTGGTCACGGTTCATGTAC